TTATTCAGCAAGCTCGCCCACCAGCAGTGCGGCGCGCGAGCCGGTGATGTGGACGTCGGCCCACTGGCCGATAAGACTTTCAGGAGCTTTGAACTCCACGACCAGATTGTTGTCGAGACGTCCGTTGACGGTGCCCTCATTGCGGCCAGCAGCCTCGACCAGCACGCGGACGGTCCGGCCTGCCATGGCGGCGGTGGCGGCAAAGGCGAACTCCTCCTGCGTTTTCAGCAGGCGGTCCATGCGGGCGGCCTTCTCAGCGTGGGTCGTTGGGTCGGGCAGCTTGGCCGCCGGGGTGCCGGCGCGCTTGGAATAGATGAAGGTAAACAGCTGCATATAGCCCACCTCACGGATGAGGTCGAGCGTTGCGGCAAAGTCCTCCTCCGTCTCTCCGGGGAAGCCGACAATGATGTCGCTGGAGAAGGTCACACCGGGAATTTTTTCCTTGGCGTAGCGGATCAGATCCATGTACTGCGCGACGTTGTAGTGGCGGTTCATCTCCTTGAGCAGCCGGTCCGAGCCGGACTGCACGGGCAGGTGGATATGCTTGCACAGATGCTCCTGCGCGGCAATCGTGTCGATGAGCTTGCGGCTGGCATCCTTCGGGTGGCTCGTCATAAAGCGGATCTGGTAGTCGCCGGGGACTTCGCACAGCAGGTTCAAAAGGTCGGCAAAGTCGATGGGATGTTCCAGCCCCTTGCCGTAGCTGTTGACGTTCTGGCCCAGGAGGGTGATCTCCTTATAGCCCTGCTCGACAAGTTGCCTGAACTCCGCCAGAATTGCGGCGGGCTCGCGGCTGCGCTCCCGCCCGCGGACGTAGGGCACGATGCAGTAGGTGCAGAAGTTGTCGCACCCGTACATGATGGGCAGCCACGCGCGGAATCCGGAATCGCGGCGGATGGGCAGCTCCTCGACCACGGCGTTGCGCTCGGCGGGCTTTTCCAGATAGCGCTTGCCCTTGCGGATGCGCTCGGCCAGCATGGCGGGCAGCCGGTCAATGCCGTCCACGCCAAAGACAAGGTCTACATAGGGGTAGCTCTGGCGCAGCTTTTCGACGATGTGCTCCTGCTGGGCCATGCAGCCGCAGACACCGATCATCAGGCGCGGGTTCTGCTCCTTGAGCTTTTTCAGCGCGCCGACATTGCCGAAAACGCGCTGCTCGGCGTGCTCACGCACGGCGCAGGTGTTGAACAGGATGAGGTCGGCGTGTTCGACATTGTCGCACAGGCCGTAGCCGACATCCTGCAAAACGCCCTTGATCTTCTCGCCGTCGTTGACGTTCTGCTGGCATCCGTAACTCCGAGTATATACGAGGGGCGGATGGTCGTAATACTGCATAATGATGTCTTGGTACTTCTCCCGATTTTCCATCTGGCTATAATCAATTCGTTCTACCTTTACGGCCATTTTACCACCTTTTCACGTTTCATCGTTCAGAATTTCAAAGTATATTGTGTTCGAGGTACCACTCGGCTTCCTCGGGGGTCACTGTATAAACATTCGTCGGGCAGGACGGAATATCGCTGTAAACTACCACGAAATAGAAGCCCGAACGGTCTTGATACAACTCCCATGCGAAATGGTTCTGGATGCCCTCTGGGTACTTCCGGCAGGTAAAACTCGCTGCCAGCGAGTCAGCTTTTTCTGTATCGCAAACATAGCCGTTGCACATCTTGCAAATCGGCGGGCCCACGCTTGGGGTTCTCTCCCAGAGCAAGTTCTGTTGCCCGTCGTTTTTCTCGATCTTGACGGTCGCCCCCATGATAGCCATTGATTCGCAAAATTCTTCCGCTGTAAGGCTATTTCTCAGCAATCTGTTACCGAGACGCTGGCGGCTGTAACCCATCTTTTCGGCCAGTTCGTGAAGTGCCGTTCCCGTGTCTTTCATCCTTGCGCGAACCAAGTCGGCACAATTCATTTTATTATATCCGATATTCGTTTCCTTGTCAATTTTAACGGACACAAAAACACCTCATTTCATGCTCTATTTTTCATGCGTACCGGGAGTACAAGGGCCGTAAAACCCTCGTTCTCAATCTTCATAGGTGAGAGTGAGCTATTCAGTAGTGCCCGGATGCCCTCACCTTGCCATTCTTTCAAGAACGGAACGGCCTCTTGCAGATCGGAATACTGCTCGTTGGAGTACGAGCGCTTCTGCCGAATCGTACCGCCGGGTTCGATTTCCAGCGTGTACCACGGGCGGCTTGGCTTGTCCGTGTAGCGCAGGAACACGATGTAGCTTTCCTCTGACGAGATGCGCTCGTAGTAGCGGTTCGTGTTCGCCACGCAATGCCCGAGAAACGTGCTATCTTTCACGATGTCGAACAGATCAGCGGGAACAATGATGCTGTACTTCTCGTCCTTGTACTCATACAGCTTGCGGATGCGCTTCATCACCTTTTCCTCGATAGGAAGATTCCCGACATTACCGTATGCGGAGTAGAGGTCAACGCTTACGAGGGCCTTTGCACCACCCGCTTCATCGGGAACCGGGCTTCGCAGGCAACTAAGGCGGCGCGCTCCTACAAGGAATGGGATGCAACGTCGCTTCTCGCAAAATGCAATGAGGTTCGGCCGGATTTTGCCGCCTGCACGGAGAAGCTGGTAAACTACGCGCTTGGCTGTGGGCTGCCTGTCCACTACGGCCGTGGCATGATTTACGCTTCTATGGACGTGTCCATCAATGGGGCTTGGCTTTATCAGATTCAAAGCCTCGACCACGACATTGGCGTTTTCGTCTCCTATGCAAACCTGTCCAGCAAACTCGGCGGGGCGCTGTCTCCCGAGCAGATATTGGAAATGTTCTCACCGCTTGGGCGTGACGGGCATCCGCTTTCCTACTCGATGCTGTATATCAAGCTGCGTGTCAGCGATTTGGCCGCCGGCGACAACTTATCCGTTTTCCTCTCCCAGTGTGACCGCATTCTCAACATCTACCGAGAACATTCTAAATCTCTTATACCCCCCCCCGCTTTACACCTCTAAAGCGAAAGAGCAGTCTACCCAACCGGGTCGGCTGCTCTTTTCTTTTTCAATTTTGCGATGCTACCACTTTACACCTTTACGGATTCACTTTCAATGACATTTACTTGCATTTCGTTCCTTTTTGTTTCTTTTACTTCCATACCATTGACAGCCGGGACCTTTCCCCACTTCGGCAGCAGGATTTCCTGCATCTCCGTCGCCGGATTTGGCCTTTGTTGAGAGAGCCGCGCGTTCAAAGTGTCGATGGCTTCGCGGTGTAGCTTGAACGTGCGGCGCAGATACTTCTCGTCGGAATCGTCAAAGTCCGGCTTGAATGAGAACAGCATTTCCGCAATCTCCCGCCACTCTGCGCCGTCGAGGTAGCGCATTTCAAGGACGGAACGCTGGTCGGGCTTGTGGATGCACCCGATGATGCTCCGCAGCTCGTCGCGCTCTCTGTCGCGGTCTGCGATCAGTTCCCGGATGTCGGCTTCTAGCTTTTCCTTACGTTCCAGCATTTGGCCGATTTTGTCCACATCGGATGACGGGTTATGCGGCATCCCGGACAGGCTCGGGCTGGATACGCCTTTCATGCGGAGAATAAGGGTTTCCAGCCGCTCTATCTGATTGTCGATGTACCTGTTGTCGTCGCGGTGACGTTTCAAGCGTGCTTCGATTTCCGATACTTCTCTCAATGAGTCCATCCCCCTTTTCAGCGGCATGGACTCGGCCACGCCTTACGACGGTTTCTTGGCTTCTTCGCGGACAATCGGCTTGTGCAGCAGGTCATAGTTTTGAATCGCAATCTGAACGACAGCCAGCACATCGTACATTCGGACGGTCACCATACCGCCGTTTTCACGCGACAGGCTGATAGTGTCATCTTCTGCGTCCACCATGATCTTGACGGTTTCCGGCTGCTGCGACTCAATGCCGGTCTTTCGGCCTTCCTCAAAGGTGAATGTGGTGTAGACCCCGTCGGTCATGTATTCCATACGTTCCCTCGTAGTCTTTCGGGAACGCTTTGCGGAGACACTGGCTGATGGCGACCTTGTTAATCATCGTGCTGGGCTTGGACGACCAGTTCGCTTTGCCGCTGCTGTACTCGGCCAGCGAGACCTCCACATAGGCATCGCGCTCTTTCTCGTTGCGGATGTAGTGGATTCTGCACCAGCCACCGACCAGCGTTTCCCCGGGATACAGGCAGCAGCCGGGCTTAGAGATGATTTCCTCGCCGCGCTTGATGATGATACCGTCCTCGCTGTCGAGGTAGTTCGGGTTATCGTAAGCTCTGCGGAGATAAGCGTCCTTGCCGACAACCATCTGCGCCGGTGTCGTGCCAAACTTGATAAGATAGACCTCACCCTGCACAAGTGGGTTGAGTTTCTGCGACTTGCAAGTATTGAGAAAGAACACCAGTTCTTGGTCCGTGATGTTCTCCGCGTTGCCGCGCACAAGGTAGCTTTTTACAAAATCAATGTCAATGTCCACATGGACACCGTTGACATCGTAGCTTGCCACGAGAGCGCTCCGCTCATTTTTTGTCATTTCACTTTTCATGGCTTACGACCTCCCGAGCGAAATTTTCGTGGTTTTCTTGTAAACCACACCGGGAATCTGAACCGCACCCTTGCTCATGCGGATAAGGCGCTTGACGGCAGCTTCATCGACCGGGCGGATGATGACACCCGCAACCTCGGTAGGAACCTTGCTCGCGTCGATGCTCTCGATTTCCCAATCAGTGCTGGTGGACACGCCGGACACTTTCGGAGTGGGCGTTCCCTGCACAACGGTGGTCGCGGTGGCAAGGGTTTCTGCGTACTCCATGCGAGCCGCCGCTTCCTCTGCGTCACCGTTGCGCTCAGATTCGACCGCCTCGTTCAAAAGGCGCTCGGCTTCGGTTTCCTGCAAGCGGCGCATCCGCTCCTCCTGCTCCAACCGCTTCTTTTCCTGCTCCATGAGGTAGCTGCTCATAGCGCCTTTCAAAGTGCTTTCAGCTTCCTGCAAAGGGGCGAGCATTTCCTTTTCCCGGGCGCAAATCTCTTTGTGTGCCTTGGCGGCGTTTTCTTTCAGTGGCTTCCAGTAATCCTTGACCGCCTTGATTTGGGCTTTCACCCGCTTGCCGTACTCGGCGGCTTCGCCGTAGTCATCTTCTGTCTCGATGATGATGCTTTCTACCTTGCCGGTAATGTCCTTGGACCCGGCTTCGAGAACTTTTTCTTCGGCTGCCGGCGCGGCGGGTTCTGCAGGCTTGCGGCGCGGCGGGATGACCGCTACGACGTTTTCTTTGACTGCTGTGTTCATGGTATCCTCCTTACTTGTATTTCTGCTTGTGGTTATGTATCGTCAGGCAGGCCATAAAGACCCGCCACGATTCTGCGTCGTTTTTCCTGTATACCGGCATCTGATACCTGCCGTCAGCTTGCAGATGCACGATGGCCTTTTGCTCCACCTGCAACCCTGTGGCTGCAAGCATCTGCTCGTAGGCTTCCAACTGTACCCCTGTCAGCATCTTATTGACGGTTGCGCTCGTCTTGAAATCGACCAGCGTAAGCACCTGCGGATCGGTGTCGCTCTTGGACAGCGTACACAGCATATCCAGCGTACCGGCATACCCAAGTGCCGGGTGATAGGCCCTGTGCTCAACCGAGAGCGGCTGCACGTTGTAGTCTTTCATCCACCGCAGGAACGCCTCGAAATAGCCCCTGCGGGCTTCGGAAATGTCCGTGATGCCGAGGGTCACATAGTCTTCGATGGCACTGTGAACTTCTGTTCCCCGCTCAGCTGCCGCTTGCAACGTCTCCGGCCGGATTCCTGCATACAGCGTGTCGGACAGCGGTTTCATCAGCGTGGTAACACTGGGCAGCACCTGCATTCCGTTCAAAATGTACTGGTGGGTCTTTTCCTCAAATGCCAAACCCGGCTGCTGCGGGATTTGGTCTACGAATTCAGCCATCGCAAGGTCAAGTTCATGCTCATTGTGGATGCCGAACTCCTCTTGCAACAGCTTCATAACTTTTTCTTCTCGGGTCATTGCTCTCACCGCTCGCATTTCTCCGCGATGATGCGGATCTCCGAGATGGAATGTGACAGCTTATCGAGAAAGCCCATAATTTTCTTGAAATCGGCTTTCTCGTCGTCTTCAATCACTCCATCAGATGCGATCTCGACCAAGCGGTCTTTTACCTCGTCGATTTTGCCCTCGTCGAACGCTTTCAGCATCCGCAGGGTTGCAAGCTCAATGCTTGTTTCCTCTGTGGCGACGGGCATCTCGCAGCCTATCGGGCAGACATTCTTGCAGTAATGCGGTTTCAGCTGAAGGGCATTGTAGACATCAGCCATGCGGATGACGTTCTCAACCGGCACAAATTTTGTCAGTCCCAGTTCATAATCCGCGAGGGTCGAGGGCGAAATTCCAAGGGCTTCCGCTGCCCCCTCTCTGCTGGATAGCCTGTCGTTGTACATTGCGGCCTTTTTCCTCGCCTCGTAGTACACATTACCTACCGCTTTAGTTGCAGCTGCTCCCATTTAATTCACCCCCATTTCTTGGTAAAATAAGTTCGTAGTGGAAAGAATCACCAGCAAAGTTTCCATCTGTCAACTTTTGGTCGCAAAAAATAGCGTTGAACTGTGCCATGTCCATACCCGTGTAGTTTGCAATCTGGACTGCCTTGTTCAACTGGATTCCTGTCTCGTTTTTCAGCCACTTGTTGATAGATGCCCGCGGTATATCTAAATCACGCTCAATGTCGCTGATTTTCAGCCCCTTTGCAACCAAATGGATACGGAATAGCGTCTCGTTCATCGTCTCACCACCTTGTTTTTTAGGTTAAGTTTATTATAACTTGCCAGCTGTCAAATGTCAATGGAAATATTGACGTTTGGCAATATTTATTTACATATCGCAAAATTTTAGGTATTCTATTACATATAAAGGAGGCTTTGTCCATGATAAACAACATTGAAGAAAATTTTCACTTCGACCAAATTCTGGCGCACGCTATGGATGAGCGCGGAATGAACGCCGTACAGCTGGCTTCTCTAACGGGCCTGTCCTCCGGTGCGATTTCCCGCTACCTTGCTGGCGACAGGCAGCCCACCGTGTACAGCATTCAGCAGATTGCCAAGGCTCTCGGAGTTTCTGCCGACTACCTCGTAGGCATCGACCCCGTGCTGGCCCCGCCGAAGAAATCCGGCGACCCCGAGGAAATCATTCTGCTGAACGCATTCTCCAAGGTGAGCGACGATGACCGTGCCGTCCTGTGGGCGCTGCTGCGGAAATATATGACTCCGCACGACCGCGCCCTGCTGGAAGCCCTTAACCAAGACAACGAATCCGGCGCCGTATAATTTACCTGCCGTATTCGGACTAAGGGGAGGGCTTCATCATGCAAAAGAACCAGACGAAAAAAGCCGCTCTCTATATCCGAGTTTCTACCCACTACCAAATCGACAAGGATTCTCTACCATTCCAGCGCAACGAACTGATAAACTACGCGAAATACGCTCTCGGCATTGATGACTACGCCATTTTCGAGGACGCTGGCTACTCCGGCAAAAATACGGACCGCCCGGCGTACCAAGACATGATGCGCCGGATCCGCGCCAAGGAATTTTCTCACCTCTGCGTTTGGAAAATTGACCGCATCAGCCGCAATCTTCTTGACTTTGCTGCCATGTATGAGGAGTTGAAGAAATTCAACTGCACGTTCGTCTCCAAGAACGAGCAATTCGACACGTCCAGCGCCATCGGCGAAGCCATGTTGCGCATCATCCTCGTATTCGCCGAACTCGAGCGCAAGCTGACCGCCGAGCGCGTCACGTCCATCATGTACTCTCGCGCCAACAAGGGCCTTTGGAATGGCGCTCCTATCCCGTTAGGCTACAAATGGGATGCCAAGGGCAAATACCCCGTCATCGACGAGGATACCGCCGTTGTGGTGCGCTATATCTACGACCAGTACGAGAAAATCCACAGCACCATGAAGCTGTCCGACAAGCTGAACCGCGAGAACATCAAGTCGGCGCGCGGCGGCGAGTGGACGGGTACAACCGTAAAAGGAATCCTGCGAAACCCGTTCTACAAGGGAACCTATCGGTACAACTACAAAACGCAGACCGGGCGCATCAAGCCCGTGGAGGAGCAGATCATCCACGAGGACAACCACCCCGGTATCATCGACAAGGAGCAATGGGACCGTGTGAACAAAATTCTCGACGAAAATTCCACCCGTTCCGTCGCGCAGCTGCGCTCAAACGTAAAGTACACGCACATCTTCTCCAAGCTGCTGCGGTGCGGCCAGTGCGGCCACACGATGGGCGGCGGGCTTGACCGGGCGCGGTCTGACGGATACCGGCCGTCGCGCTACTACTGCACCTCGCACACGAGCAAGTCAGGATGCACAAACGGCGTTTACAGCGACGTATACCTCGGGCCTTTCGTGTTCAACTACATTGCAAACCTTGTGCGGGCCCAGCGGGCGCTCACCGACAGCCAAAAGCCGCGAGATTTGGAACGGATGCTGCTCCGTGGGAAATTCTTTGACAACGTCGCGGGCATCGAGCAGCAGGGTTTGCTCGACACCTATAACACGATTCTCTACGGCAGCGGCGAGGATGTCATGCTGCAACCCAGCCCGGAGATTGCCGCGCAAAGCGCGTCCGAACTGGAATTGCTGGACCGCGACCAAAAGAAATATGAGCGCGCGCTGGAACGCATCGAGCAGCTGTATTTGTACAGCGAGGAATCCATGCCGGAAAAAGACTACGTTCTGAAGCGGAACGAACTCAAAGCCATGCTGGACAACATTGCCGAGCGCCGCGCCGAGGTAAATTCTCGTCTTGGCCTTGCCCCGGCCAGTAGCGATTTCTTGGAAAAAGCCACCTACTTCTACCTCACAAACAGCTTGAATCAGAAGCGCTCTCTCGACTTCCGCAAGATGGTCGATACTTTCGAGCCGAAAATGCTGCAAGACTTTCTGTGTTCTGTCATAGATCACATTACTGTCGTAGACGGTCATGTAGCATCCATCAGCTTCAAGAACGGCCTAACGAATAAGTTTATATATAAGGCCACAAAGCCCCCTAAGAACGCTTCTACGAAGCCGTGACATAGCAATAGCCGCCCGACGAATCGGGCGGCTATTTTTATCCATTTTTGCACTTGCATCCGCAATTTCTGCATGTCTCGGCGGAGACCTCTTTTCCCGTGCGCTTGCAGTAGAACCGCGGGCCACTTCCCTGCCGTATGTGCCGGCAGTTCGGGAATCCTCTTTCCATCAAGACGCTTTTCTTCGGCTTCTCTATTTTTCGGCACCTGCCTTTCTCGACCTTTCGACCAGCATTTTCTCATACGCTATGCAGCGAGAGCGCCAGTAGGCCATCATGTTCGCCATTTCCCGGTACTTCGCGCTGGTCGCTTGCAGTTCTCCCTCTAGGCGGCGGATCCTCTCAGCATCGCTTTTCCTTCCCGCTTCATCCGCCGGGCGCATCACCAAGGCAAACGTCGGTGCTCTCGCCATGTAGTCCTCTACGTTCATTTTTCCCTCGTTCTTTCGCGTACTCGCAGCATTCAGAATCGGATGTCTGGTAGTGATGCTTTAAGCACAGGCCCACCGGGCGAGGTTCGATAGTGAATGTCAACATTTCTGCCCACCTCTGTTCATTTCCTTTTGCTCGATTTCGTCCAACTTGGCCGCCAGACCCGCTTCAAAAATGCGGCGATTTTCCTCGTCACTTTTGCTTGGGTCGCTTTTATAACGGCATGGCTCTTCCAGCGGGCAGCCGTCGCACCTTCGATTGTGCAAAGTGTGCTTGGCGCAGATCCCTTTCAGCTTGTAAACGACATCGGTAGGAATATTTACCCAACATTTGCTTCCCGCACTCATTCCTCCCCCGCCTTTTCTTTGGAATCACGCAGCAGCGTCCTAAGCACCGTCTCGGTGTAGTTTACGAGGTTCCAGTATTCTTCCCCGTAAAGGGCCGCCTCGTTGCCGGGATCCTCGTTGCGCTTGCTCTCCTCGTCCTCGTCCGCACAGGGAACCCGTATACCCTTTCGATGCAGCAGGTTGTCAAACCGCTCTACGATGCCACAGGCCCGCTCCCTCACGCTCTCGTTGACCTCGATTTCGTGAAGTGCATCCGCCAGTTGCAAAAGCATTTCCTTGATTTCCTCCGCGTCCTCGACGAGTTCCCGGGTACTTTTCGGCACCCCGGCCACGCCGTTGTTCCTTGCTTCTACCCACATCTCGATGTGTTCGTCAATGTCGAAGTCCTCCGCGTACTCGCGGACTTTCTCGGCAAAATTCTCTTTTTCCACGGTCACAACGAGGTTTTCGCCCGCCGGAGAATAACTTTCCAGTTCAACCGTTCCGGCATCCTGGTCCTCACTCACACTCCACCCGAGGTTTTCACATCCCTCGAAAAGTTTCTCAATCATGCCTTGCCCTCCAAAATTGAAATAGCCTTGTTGATTGCGGCGCACTCGTTCTTTTCCCGGCAGGATTCATAGCACATATAGAAGCGGCAGCAGGGTAATTTCCCATTTTGCCCAACGGCCTGGCCGATTTCTTTTAGCTGCCGTATCAGTTCCGGGCTCGCCTTTTCATACGGGACACTCGTTCCGTGCTCATTGTCAAACCGCAGATTTTTCGGCTTGCTCACGCCGCATCAGTTCCTCTCTGATTTCGCCCGCCAGCCGAAGCCAGCCGGGTTCGTCGATTTTTCGGTCGCCGTAACCTGGCATTTCTGCAAGGTCTTTCGACATCACTTTCAGACTCGATGTCTCGATTTCTTTCAAATTGTCGTGGACAAAGCGCTTGACGATGCTCGGCATATAGGTCTGACGGCCGCAGGCGTACCGTACAGCGCACACGCAAATGCAACCGAACGCCATTCCCTTAGTATCGACCATGCCCGTCTCCGCCTTTCTTGAAGCCCATCGGCAAAACGATGGAGCATCTGGTGTTCGTCATGTCGCGCTGCGCATAGTGCATCACTTTCGACATGAACATATTCACACCGGCGGCGCTGAATTCATCGCCACTGCCCAGCTGCTTTTGCACGGCCTCCCACATTTTCAACGAACTTTGGCTAACCTCTTTTACGTACTCGCTCGTGTGAGGGTCGCTGATTTCTCTTTCAAAATCAGCGACAACGTGCGTCAACGCTAAGCGAATTCTGATAACCTCAATCCTCGTCAACTCCAAGGTCATCATCTCGTCGTCCTTCATCTTTCAACACGCCCCTTTCCAAAGGTTGCTTTTCTCTGCCATGCAAAACGCGCTGCTGTCGTACCCCTGCAACTTCGCGAGGTTTTGCAGGATGCTGGCAATCGGCCACGCTGCATCCTTGACGTACCGGCTGTCCCGCTGGGCCCGCAGAATGTCGTCTGCGATTTTCTCGTCCATCGGGAGGTCGATGCACGTCTCTGCGGTTTCGCCGTCCAACTTCGCCATGTGGTAGGTAATGCAAATGTACTTTCTCATTTCAAAGCTCCTTTCTGCCGCTTTGTTCAGACCTTTTTGCTCTCGGTGGCGATTGGTGTAGCCGTCGTCATCTTCCGTACTTCATCTCCGATTTCATCAAGCCGACTGCGCATTTCGTTGATTGCGCAGTTGATTTTGCGTTCTTCATCTTCAAGCTGCTCCATGCGCTTCGCCGTAGGCTTCATATCACGGAACACCTGCAACCCGCACAAGTCGTACAATTTGGCGGCTGTCTCTTTGTTCGGAATCGCCGGGTGGTAGGTATAAACGGGCTCCACGACCTCGTGATACTCTGTCGTGCTGATCTCGCGCTTTGCAAGCGCTGTGAATTCTTCGTATGTCATGGTTCAAACCTCCTCGCTTTTAATGAATTTTCTAAGAGCGCCGTCCTCTGCATCGCCATCCAGCCACTTCTCGAATGCTTCTGGAAAGCGTCTTTCGATTTCATCCATGAGCCAGCCGCGTACCTCCGGGATGTTGTGGTCGCTGTTCGTAGTCGTCATCTCCCACAGGTCCAACAGCCGCTCCGTGCTGTAATGTTTCAGTTCCAGTACCGCATCCAT